TCTAACTGCTTCTGGAATATTTGCATTTACCCAGCCAGCAAGCAACATCTTAAACCAATTAGTCATTGATGATAAACCTTGCCAAATACCACGAGCAATATCTTTACCAACTTCAATCATGAAACCAAAAACTTCACCAAGTTTATCCTTGATATTTGTTGCTACATCAGTAATAAAGCCTTTAATACTATCCCAAATCTTTGAGGCTGAATCTTTTAATTTATTAAATTGTTCAACAGCCTTGTCTTTCATTTCTGTAAACTTATCAATAACTGTTAAAACAATTACTTTAATATTATCAATAATAGTGATACCAATTTCAAGCCATCTCTTTCCAATATCAACAATTAAGAAATCTAAAATAGTTAATACTGTTTCTTTTATAAGATTCCAACCATCCTCAATTATTGAAAAGATTGTATCTTTACCTTTTTTAAATAATGCTGCTAAAGAATCTCTTAAAGAATTCCATAATGCTTTAACTATGTCAATAATCAATACAACCTTTTCAACTACCGCAGTCTTTACTGCTTCCCATAGTTCTTTAAACTTTTCAACAATCTCATCTTTATATGTGACTACCCATAATGTAAATAGTCCAAATGGTCCTGTAAGTACCGCCAGAATCTTAGGCCAATTCTCTTCTATCCATTTAATTGCATCTCCAAGAAGTTCCTTGGCTTTATCAACCATATCACCAATCCATTTCTTGACTGCTTCATATACATCTTTAACAACTTTAGTAACATCATCCCAATGCTGAATTAATAATACGATTGCTGCAATTACAAGGCCAATACCAAGACCTGCTAATGCAACTCTTACAAGATTTAATCCTGCTGCTGCAGCCCCAGATGCTGCGGGTAGCAATCCTAATTGAACTAATGCTGATTGCATATTAGCAACAAAACTAATTAATGGTCCACCAATACCTACTAATGCTAATAATCCTAATGAGAAATTCTGTACTGGAGTTGGCAATGCATCAAATGCATCAAGCATTTTTGTTAGGAAATCAATACCTTTTTCAAGGATTGGTAAAACCTTTGTACCTAATGTTTCTTTGAAATTAGCAAGTGCTACATCAAATCTTTGAGTTGCTGTAACATTTTTAGCAGCAGCATCTCCATATTTTGTTGCACCTTCTGATATTAATAAATTAAGTGCTTCTTGGTTTTTGCCTGCTTTAGATAATGCTTCTGCTTGGTCATAAACAGATTGTTTTAGACCTGGGAATATCTTTTGTAATTCTCCAGCCTTTAATACACCATCAGCAAATGCCTTGGCTAATTTACCACTTGCAGCCTCTGCTGCTACAGCACCACCAGTAAATGCTTCTACATCTTTAAATATTTTAACAAGTTCAGCAGACGATGCTTGAACTTCTTTAGGTAATCTTGAACCTAATTGTGTAGCAAGTTTAATAATTTCATCATTATCAACTGCTAATTCTTTACCAAATGCCTCAGCATCTTTTGTTATTTCTTCTAATGCCTTAGAGCCTGCACCAAATGTAGTAACTGCTCCACGCATTGCTTCTTGAGCATCTTTAGCCTCATCAATACCTTGTTTTAAAAATGAAATACCTTGTTTTAAAACAAAAGCGGAAGCAGCAGCAGTAGCAGCCTTAGCAACACCTTTTAATTTACCATCAATCGTGCCAAGTTGTTTGTTAGCATCATCAAGTCCCTGCGAAAGTTTCTTGGTTTCTGCAACAATATCAATTACTATCTGTTGTGCCACTACTTCCTCCTATTGAGTTCTTCAACCAATGCGCCATATTCTTCAAATGTAAGTTCCCAGAATTGTTCTGGTGTATAACCTGTGGCTATACAGAACTTAGCCATTGCGCTTAGGCTGAAGTATCCTCTTTTGGGACTACTACATCCATTCCAGATGCTTCTGACAATTGGGTAATTGTCATAGTCTCTGCATCCTCTATTGTAAGCCCTGGGTTATTTCTCTTAGCCATCATATATTGCATTGCAAAGGCTAATTTTGCTTTTGATTGAGATTGTTCCCATTCATCCATAGGCAATTCAAGGTATGCTTCTATTTCTGCTAACTCTTTCCACTTCATAGTGGACAATAAATCATTATTCATCACTGACTCCTAATCTAAGTTATATCGTTTAATGACTGATTCTATATAGTTGTTGTATTTTTCTTCAATATATGTTAAGTTTTCATATACTGCTGGTCTTAAATATGGTTGTTCTTGAATATTCTTTTCAGGCCATCCATATTCTTGTACTCCTGCATAAACTACTGTATTACTACCTGCCAAGATTTGTGCTTTCTCAGCAGATGGATTGCCTTTGACTGATGATGCAAGGGCACCAGTAAGGCGAGGAGCCATAGCAGAGGCTTTCTTTGATAATTCTTCACTTAAGTCTTTGTTAAGTTCTGATCTATCAATAATATCTTTTTCAATCTTAGCAAGAGCGGCTTTTACTTGCTCTTCACCTTTTACTGAAACTGATATAGCCTCTGCCATGACAACCTAATTAGAACGACTCTACTCTTGTTGGCTTACCATCAAGAATGAAGTTAATGTCATAAGTAAAGTATTCTCCTGCTGCTCCACCAAGGTTTGGAACAACTTCTGCATAACCTGATGCTGTGAACCATGGTTGTGCTGCGGAAGGTGTTGCATTTCCGTGTGGTGCGTATGAGATGTTTACTGTTACTCCTGCATTGTCCCACAAAAATGAGTGGAATGATGCTGCTGCAGTATCCTGGAAACCAGTAACTGCACATGTGAAATCAAGAGAATCTTCGTAGTTTCCAAAGCCAAGAGTATTGACAGCAGATGAGAAAGTTACATTACTTACTCCACCTGCATATTCAGTACCATCAACTTCAAACACGATAGACTTACCTTTAATTCGTGCCATGTTAATTTCCTCCTTCAATATCTATTGAAATTCTTATATTTGTTGCCAAAAATTTGGCTCCATTCACATCTAATATGAACGGTTTGTCTATTGACATTTTGTTTGCTGTTGTATATTCCCACATAGCAGGAATAAGAGTATCTAAAGTATCATCAAGATTTTCTGTTTCTGTCTCATTAGTTGCATATGGAACAATTACTAATATTTTCCAATTTGTAGCATAATCTGCATCATATTGATTTTCATATACTGTCAAAAATTCTGTATCAGGTTCAATGATTGCACATAATGGATTTGGTCTTTCTGGTACATATTGATATACCTTTGAAATACCGCCAAGAATTATTGCTGATTCTAAATCTGCTCTTACCGAACTAAGGTTCATGCAAACCTCGTCATATAGCGATTTAATAAAGGATATACACCAACGAGAGGGTCCCTTGCTGTATTAGCAGGTGCGCCATCATAAGTAGCGTATTGAGCCACTCCCATTGGTGCATTACGACGCTGGAATAGTTCTGACCCTACTTCAATGTAGCAACGCTTTAAAACACTGACAGGAATTTTTGATGACTGAGTATAACTTGCCACCAATTCCTTTGCGGTGTCCCAACATTCTTCTACATAGGCATCATCGTTAGATGAGGCACCTACATATGCTTTCAAATCAGTCCAGTCCATTGTCTTACTCCTTTAAATTATGAAATTACGCAAAGTGCCTTTGGCTCTGGTACTGCGATACCAAGGTATCCGTATACAGAGAAGGAATTGGTAAGTGTTGTGATTTCTTCATCATTCAAGCGGAATGGTGCACCAGCAGACTCATAATTTGTGAGTGCTGCAGAGTTACCTGCATAGAATGAAAGATTTGCAAGTGATGGGTCAACAACAACTGGTAGACCAAGGATATTTCCTGTTAGTCCAACTGGGTTGATTGAGCCATATGTGTTGACAGTTGCGCCTGTGTTTGAAAGAATTGGGCGATCCATTGTGTCAACAGTCTTAGCAATAAGACGGAATACATCAGAAGATACAAGGATGAATTCCAATGGAAGTCCTGTGTCTCCGTTTACCTTTGTTGCTGCTTCTGCAAGAGAATCAATGATTTCAGTTGCAGTCCAAGCACCAAGTGCTGAAGAGTTGAAGTTTGCTGCTTCAGAAATTAACTTTGCACGAACAGCAGCGTTTGTAGTAGCAGCATACTTAGCGACCATTGCACGGAATGCAGTGTCAACATAAGCAATGCTTGAACGCTCTACAACCTGGCGAGACATATCTGTGTATCCACCATAGGTCTTGATTGGAGCAG